TAACATCATATAAATAAAGCAGTCAAAAGACCCCCCCGCCCCTCATTATTATCAAGATCAAGACTCCTTATGGCCCAATTTCAGCCACCGGTCACCACCGGATCACCTCAAGGCTACAGAGGGGCCAGTGTGTGAACCACTGATGGTACTATAGCCACCACCTGAAGCCCTTACAGATCAAGGGTCAAACATTTGTTTGCATTTATTTTTAGGGGCTAAACCCAGCAACCATGCGGCCTCCAGCCCTACTGGTGAAAATAGTTTCATTTATTTTGCTCTTTGGGGTTGACACTGTTTGGCAAGGCTGTAGAATGGCCACCAAGCAAGAGGGGAACAGCTACCCAGATTGATACCTAGTGTGAGCAGTAACCACGGTTACTTATAGGCTCGCAACGAAGTAGAAAGTCCCTCGAGCTTCTCGCAATAGCGGGCAATATCTTAGGCTTATCAGCCGTGGCAATAGCTAAGATTAATCCCATACTAGGCGAGACCGACTAACCAAACTAATCAGGTTAGACAGAGGCCAGAAGGCACCGTGAAAGCGGGTTGCGTGGTTAAAACAGCCTCTATAAGATTAGCGCGGTTATTCACTTAAGACCCTTGACTATCAGGGGTTTTGATTGAATAACTTAAAAGGTTTTTAAAATGTCACATAAAAAGAAAAGATCATACGCCGAGCTAGACAAAATTGCTGGTGCATTCAACAGAGACAATGGTTATTGTGCTCTGATAGCTGTTTGCATCGCTACCAATGCGAGCATGGGCAAAGTTAAACGATATATGGAAACGATGGTGAACACGGGACGGAGACGAGAACACGGCAAAGGCACGCCGCTGGCTATTATCGAGAAAACCACGAAGCGTTTCGGTAAAAAATACGATATAGATTTTATGGATGGCGGTTACATAGGCCAGACGTTAAACAGAGTGCACAGGGATTTACAGCACAGCTTCCCGAAGGACACGTTTTATTGTCTCGTCAATGGTCATATCGCTTGCATCCGAGAGGGTATTTTGGAAGATTGGACAGCAATGTCACCGAGTAGACGGAAGGTTTTGAAAGTCTGGAAAATAGAAGAGAGGGTATAAGATGAATTATTTCAACACGTTAAACGATGCGCTAGACGCTGAAGGCTTGCTTGAATTGTGTCCTATGCTTCATGGCGGCTTAGCCAGAGGGGAAACGCTGGATTTTACCATTGACGATGGTACTACGTATGGACATTTTGTCAGTATTTATAGAGACAAGCGCGGTCTATACGAAAGAGCTGTACATTATTCAAGAGGATAGTTGCTTTATCATGCCTATTGGCATACAGTAGGCATTATTAAACTAACTGAAAAGATAAATTACTATGAAAGAATATAACGGACACCGCAGTTGGAATGCTTGGAACGTATGCCTCTGGCTACACAATGACTCCGACTGGTACGCAGAGTGGGATTGGATGCCTGAGGAGTTTAGCCTTGAAAAAGCAGTGCGTCGTTTAATGGTCGCATTGCCCGCTAAAACCCCAGATGGCGCAGTATTTAACCCCTTGTCAGTTAAACTAGCAATTGAAGAGAACTGGAGTAAATAATATGAATTTTAGAATTAAAATCAAAGAAGTTTACGGAAAGAAAATGTGCTACCCAATTAACAAAACCGCGGTAACTTTCGCAGCCATAGCAGGAACCAAGACGCTATCTGAGTCTGTACTAAAAGCGGTGGAGGGCTTGGGGTATAACATCGTAGTCGAATCAGATGACTGGAGGAACGCATGATTCAGTAGTAGATTTATAGGTGGCATTCGTGTAGAGTGTCACTCGTTAAACTTACTATTACACAAAAAGGGTGCATAATTATGACAGGTTGTAGAATAAGTGAAGAGGACGCGAGAGATCCTTATTTTGATGACGAAGAGTTGACGGTTGAGGAGCTTAAGGAGGCACAGCGTGAGGACTTTGAGGCGTTACTAGAGGATATACAGGAGCATGCAGAGGGACTCTTAGGAGACCCCAGCTGGGTGCCTGATGCTGACGATGTGGCAGCAGCTAGGCATCTATATCAGCATCTCAACTATTATTACATGTCATACTCTGAGAATAAGGAGCATAAATAATGGATTTAAACAGGTTAGAACAGATGGTTATCCTCTGGCATAGAGACCGTAACTTAATTAATGGTAGCACTGATGCGGCACAACACACCAAGCTAGTCGAGGAGGTAAAAGAGCTAGAGACCAACATACTACTGTCACAGCCAGTGATTGACGACATAGGCGACTGTATGGTTGTCCTGATCAACATCGCAGAGCGTAATGGCTTAAGCCTGTTTGATTGTCTCAGTCATGCCTACAACGACATCAAAGACCGGAGGGGTAAAATGGTAGCTGGTGTGTTCGTAAAGGAGCGCATTGATCAGTCAGTAAGCGAGGTCAGTACAGAGCAAAAGGATATTGTCTTTCGTATGGGCTTTGAGGACGGACGTAAACAGGTGGCCCGTGGTAATATCTCTGAGGAGTTTGGGCATCACAGTTTGACGTATAACAAGGGCTACAATGCGGGTCTAATACATGAAAAAGGTGGTAGGTTGTGAACATACAAGACTTAGAAACTAAATACAAAGAACTGGGCGCAGAGATTGAGCGTTTGAAGCAACAGCCCGTCGGTGTTTGGGAGCCTAAAGAGAATGGATGGTACTGGAGGATTAACAGTTGCGGAAAACCTATCCTTACTCGGCATTGTGACAACCTAGTTAAAGCTAATCACAACGTCTACGAGACTGAAGAACTAGCAGAAAAGGCCAGTGTATTACAACGCAGGGCTAATCTGGTCATTCAAGCGTGCCTAAACTTTGACCCTGACTTTGTGCCGGTTTGGAGTAATAGTAGTGGGGTAAAATATGGGTTTCACTATAGCAACAACATGCAAGCATGGCATTACTCGACACCATTTTTAAACGATACCTCTGTTGCCTATGTATCAACACCAGAAATGGCCTACAAAGTAATGGAGTATCTCAACAGTCAGGAGATTAAGTAATGAGCATGATGTTATGGGGTAAGTTTTTATCAGTAGAATGGCGTACAGGTACTGGAATCGACATTGAATGGTGTCAATCTAGGCCAGTATGGACGCAAAACGGCATTACAGGGGATATGGAAGCTCTGCCTTTCGAGGGCATGATTATACTCTTGCCTTGCATTATTATCAGTTACGGTTTACCCTATACGTTCGATGATGAGGGGTACGAATAGTGAGTAAGATTAAAGAACAGTTGATAGGGTATGAGCACAAGAGCGAATGGTTAGCAGATACAGAGTACGTTTTAGTTGGCGAGCTAGTAGAGTATCAACTTTATTGTATGACAGTATCAGAAATGCAAGCAATGGCCGCTGATAGGTTGCGACAGGAATACCACGCAATGCCTTACAGCGACTTTAAACAGAAATACGACAGCGCCTTCGGGGGTAACAGAGATGAGTAGATGCAAAGCATGTGACGTTATATTGACTAACGCAGAACTAAACAAAACCTACGGTAAATCAGACACAATGGTGGGCCTTTGCTACGACTGTAGTAAGATTTCAAGTAAGGCTTCAGGTGACTTTGATGCGACAGTAGATAGCCAAATTGATTTTACAGTAAGTTTAGATGAATTTGAGGTTGACAGAGGGTATAACTAATGCTAGACTGAACTTATGTTATGTTCTTTAAGATTAAACATTAAAGTAACTAACTAAAGTATACTTAGGTATACTAAAGAAGATAAACAAAGTAAATTTAATAACTAACCAAAAAGGTAATAATTATGTCATTAGCAACTTTAGAAGGTACAGTAGCATTTGAGAACCTTAACGAGCACGAAATGTATCAAGGTCAGAGCACTGGTAAATTCTCTCTGGTAGTGTCTTTAGATGATGCCACAGCAGATGAGCTAGATGCTAAGGGTGTCAAGCTGAGAGAATATGAGGGTGTCAAACAGCGTAAGTTTAGCAGCAAGTTTGACGTCCCAGTACTAAACCCTGATGGGTCAGCCTTTAATGGTCGAGTGACCAGAGGCTCTAAAGTCAGGCTACTATATACAGACGGTCAGCCGCACCCAGTACACGGTATCGGTACTTACTTAAACAAAGTTAAAGTGCTGGAAGTAGCAGAGATGGAAGGCGCAGAGGATTTTTAAGGATGAGAGAAGAGTCTACCTTTGTAAAGCATGAGCCATGCCCTAAGTGTGGTTCAGGCAACAACCTTGCAAGGTACTCTGATGGACACGCTCACTGCTTCAGCGGTGGGTGTGGTCACTACGAGAGGGGCAACGGAACTGCCCCAGACTTTGCTGATGTAATTAAGAAACCCACAAGAGCATTTGAGATGACAGGAACTATAGCGTCAATCCCCGATAGGAAGATTTCACAGACAATCGCAGCTAAGTTCGGTGTGACTGTAGAATTCTCCCCAGAGGGCAAGATTGTCAAGCACCACTACCCGTACTACGATAAAGACACAGGTTACGCCATAGGCACTAAGGTGCGTGGTGTAGAAAACAAATCATTCTACGCAACGGGGGATTTTAATAACGCTGGGTTATTCGGACAACAGGCATTTAAAAGCGGAGGCAAGTACGTTACTATCACAGAGGGAGAGGTCGATGCAATGGCTGTCTGTGAGATGTTCGATGGTAAGTGGCCAGTAGTATCAATCAGGTCAGGCGCAGCAGGAGCCTCCAAGGATATTAGAGCCAACCTTGAATGGCTGGAGACCTTCGATAATGTCTGTATCTGTTTTGATAACGACAAAGCCGGACAGGCAGCAGCCGCAGAAGTTCTTAGTCTCTTCACACCTAATAAGGCCAAGAACATTACGTTGCCTTTGAAAGACGCGGGGGAGATGCTTAAAGAGCGTAAGGTGCAGGATTTTGTTAAAGAGTGGTGGAACGCTAAGACGTACCAGCCTGACGGTATTATTAGTTTTGGCGAAGAAGGTGTTTGGGAGAAGTTTCTCAAGCGTGGCACAGAGGAAGTTATCCCACTGCCAAGTTGCTTTTCTGACTTAAACG